CGGAAACGTTGTTCGTTACGGCGTTACAGTTTATTACTGTAATACAGGACATACTGCAGATCCTACTACTTTTGAAAATGACGGTGCAAACTGGGAAATTTTAGTTGCAGGTTTAAACTGGAGAGATTCCTGGGGTGCAGGAATCCAATATCAAGCAAACGAACTTGTAGTACAAAGTGATAGACTTTACATTGCACTAAGAGATAATATCGGAGCAGATCCAGATGTTTCCCCGTTAGACTGGAGACGTTTAACAGGTTCACTAGGACTTCAAGATGGTGACACAATTGGCGTAGACCTTATCCCTGACGCTGATGAAACATACGATCTTGGTAGTGCAGTTAATAAATGGCGCGATCTTTATCTAAGTGGCAGCACAATTTATCTTGGTACAACTCAACTTAGTGTTAATGCAGACGGTAAAATATCAGCACTTGGTGGTTTTGACTTAGGTGGTACAGAAGCAATCGAAAACGGTGATATACAAATCATCGGTAATGTACTTGAAACTATTAATTCAAACTCCGATCTTGATGTACGCACTAGCGGCACTGGCGCAATTAATTTAGAAGCTAATACTAATATAACTGGAAACTTAGATGTTACTGGCGATATTACGCTAGGAGGTAATCTAAGAATTGGTGATCAAGATGTTGATACTGTAGAAGTAATTGCAGACTTTACATCAAACCTAGTTCCAGATGTTGATGTAACATATGATTTAGGTAGTGCAACCAAGCAATGGAATAATGTTTATGCTAATAATGTACGTGTTAGTAACGCAATAACAACTACATCTTTAGGTACAATTGATGTACTTAATACTAGTGCAACAGTTATTAATGCATTCGGCGCAGCGTCTACTATTACCATTGGTGATACAGACGGTGAAACAACATTTAGAACAACAGTAGTTGTAAATGGTGACTTAGAACTAGGCAACCAACTTGCTGTACAATATGGTGGTACTGGCTTAACAACCATACCAGCAAACAGTATTGTATATGGTAATGATACAGGCGCAATGGGAAATACCGGTGTTTCGAATCCAGGTTTTAATGCTACTACAAGTTACGGAGTTTTAACAACAGACGAAAATAATGTTCCGGTTTGGACCGATGTAATCGACGAAGGAACCTTTTAAGGATAAATAAAAATACAGCATATATATGCTAAAAATAAGGGAAGACAAGTGTTTCAACCCTTTACCTATATAGGAAGAAAATAAATGGCTAGCAAATTAAAACACATTAGAAGTAGTGTACCAGGAAGAGTACCTACGGATTCGCAGATCGAACCAGGTCAAATTGCAATCAACACAGCAGACGGTAAGATTTTCACTAAAAAAGACAATGGTGAAATTGTTGCGTTACAGGCGGTTGATCCAGATTTTGCATCATCAAGTATTTTCCAAGGAGATACTTCATTAACAATCGTTGACAATCAAGACAGTACAAAAGCAAGTATTACTGCAAGTGTTGATGGCGCACCAAAAGTTGTTATTGAAGCAGACGGTACTGAATTTAACGGACCGATTACTGTAAATGCAGCAGAAACTTTATTCTTTAATGATGCAGACAATAACAAGTACGTAGGTATACAAGCACCTGACGATGTTAACTTTAGCTATATTATTAAACTTCCACCTGAAGATTCAATCGATCCTGCGGTACTATCAACAGACGGAGCAGGCAATACTTTCTGGGGTAGACCAGACGCCTTTGGCGGCAACAGAGTGTATGTATCAGACAAATATGGTGATGACGAAAACGACGGTACTAGCCAACCAGTTAAAACTATTACTAGAGCTACACAAATTGCAGCAGATTTATCTTATCGTCCTAAAGTTGATCCAGGTAGAGAATTTTTTAACGCTAAGAAATTATTGCGTGACAACAAGCCGTATATTAAAGAAGAAGCGATTGCATTTATTGAAGCAAACTTTGTTAACTTCTTTCCAACATTCGACCAAACAGACTTTGGCAATGATGCAGAAAGACTAATTGATGCAGTAACAGATGATCTTGTATTCCAAACAAACTATAAATCTACAGTACTTGCGCTAGAACTAGGTGAAAAATACTCTGCACTTCCAACAGACGGACAAAAAGCAAAGTATATTGATTTTATTATCTATGTTCTAACTAGAATAGAACTTGTAACACCATTAAATGCTGCAAGCCTTGACTATATTAGTGGGCTATGGGATGATATTGTTAGCATAATTTGGGAAGAGTTGTTAGATCCAGTTGTAATGTCTGAACTCTATTATACTCCAAATCCAACATCAATTATTACACTTACACAAGGTGTTGATCTTCTAAGAAGAAACAAAGAATTTATTGCAGCAGAACAGATTGCATGGATTGAAGCAGAGATTACAGCAGGTAATTCTCCATTCCAAGACGGTTTAACATATAATCAAGAAGTTTGGAGAGACTTTTATAGAGACTTGATTGATGCAATGAGCTATGACTTATACTATAGCGGTAATACTGCAACTATAGATAAAGCTGACTGGATGGCTACTGGCGATGATAATATTGTTGGTGCAGAAGCACAGTTTAGAGAGTCAATTACACATCTTCAAACATATATTGATGATGTTATTCAAAGTAATACAATTTCAGCACCAAGTCAATCATCAGTAGCACAAGTTACTGACGCAGCTAACGGTAGTGCAACAGAAGCAGCAAAACTTAATACACTTTTAGCCGAATTTAACGAAAGAACATACCAAGATAACGTTAATTATCCTGTAACAATTACAAGTCCTTCTTATGTAGCAGGTGTTAACGAAGATCCTGGTGCTACAGATAGAACTACAATACGCACTGAAACCGCAGCGATTAAACAAAACTCTTTGATCTATTTAGATCAAAAATATCCAGGTGCATATGCTGAAGAAAAGTGTCGTAGAGATACAGGCTTAATTATTGATGCAACATACTGGGATATACTACTAGGTACCAACTATAATCAAGTTACAGCCGGTCTAGCATATACTAGAGGTACAAGTGAATATCTTAACAATTATCAAAATATTCAAACAGTAGAAAGTTTAAAACATGCTAAAGGACTAGCATCGACACTTACTAGCACAGATGCACTAGCACAGTTCCGTAATGACGAAGCATGGGATGAAGTAATTTATATTATCGAAAACGGTGATACAGAAGATGGTTCTACTCGTCCAATGCAATATCCGGCACCTGTAGGAGTAGTTCCGGAAAAGGTTGAAGCAAAAGATATTATTCAAGATAAGAGAATTCTTATCCAAAACAGAGCAATTAGCTGGTTAACACTTAACTATCCAGATTTAGTATATGATAGTGCAAAATGTCGTAGAGATGTAGGTTATGTACTTGATGCGCTATGTTATGATATTGTTTATGGCGGTAACAGTGCTACACATTATAATGCATCAATGTATTATGAAAACGCAGTAAACCAATTACCACCAAATCAAAGAACCGTAACATCATTACTTTATGCAGAATTGAAAGTTTGGGTTGAAGGTGCAATTTCAGGTACTGACTTCCAAGAGCCAACTAACGAACAAGGTAACCCAATTAATCCTGATCCAACAACAGGAACAGGCCCAACAGGCACACCAACTGGCACTGGCACAGGCGGCGGAACAACGCCAGGAACTGGCACAGGCGGCGGTGGTACACCAACAGCAGCTCCTCCAACTGGCGGCACTACTGGTACAGAACCAACTGGTGCTCCACCAGAAGAATTAGATCCGGATTTGATTGCAGCATACGAGGCAATGCAAGATCTTATCGATATTATTATTAACGTAATTGATCAAGGTACATCTGCGTTACCAAACGTTATTGATCCTGATATTACATGGGTTGCTGGCACAATTCAAACAGCAGCAACAGCATTAGTAAATGATACTGCTAATATTCAACAGTCTGTTATTGAATATATTGAAAATAATTTTACAGGCTACGAATATGACACAACAGACTTTACTAATAAGTTTGGTAATTTTATTGAAGCAGCAGCATTAGATGTTGCTCTTGGTACTAACTATAATGCTATAGCAGTAGCAAAAGGATACAATATTGTAAGTGATCCTGTAAAATATGTTGATCAATTACGTGAGTTTATTCTTGCAATAGGCGACTTAAAAACAAGAGCACTTGCACTTACGAACGTTGCAGACTTTGTAGCAGCAACTAATAGTGTAACTGCTACATTTGATGAAATCATCGATATACTTCAAAATGGAGATTCGGCAGCATCAGCACTAACATTTACAACACCAACAGGTGCAGATGCTAACTTGGAATATGCAAAAGATCAAATCCAAGTTAACAGAGCGTTCTTAGTAGAAGAAATGATTGCATGGTTAGGTGTTAACTATTCAACTCTAAGATATAAGCCCCGCATCACAAGAGAACATGCAGGTCGTGTTATTGATGCACTAAGTTATGACATTTTATACGGCGGCAATACAGCAACAAGATATGCAGCTGGTGCATACTTCTTTGGCGAAAATCTTCTTTCAGGCACAGAAGTTACAGCAACACAAGCAGCATATAACAGACTACAAACTGTAATTGGACAAGTAGTACGAGGTATCGCAGTATCAGCATCTACAGGAAATACCGAAGTTCAAGATACTGTAACATATAATGGTGCAGATGGAACAACTGCCGCAGCAGTACAAACACTAGTACAAGTTATTGAAGATACAATTAGCGACGGTGATTTAACTAATCTTCCAGCAGCAGTTGATCCTGCTATAACTTGGGCAGTACAAGATCTACAAGATGCATCAAGTGACTTAACTAGCAACGAATCAGCAATGATTACTGAATCATTGTTCTACCTAAATACTATTACATTTGACTATAATAGAGACACATGTAAGAGAGACGTTGGTCTAATTGTTGATGCAGTAGCATACGATATTGTACTAGGTGGTAACCAAAAATCTGTTGAAGGTGGTTTAAGCTATCTTACCATTGCAAAGGTAATGAAGCAACAGTTATTCCAAACACTTAAAGCTATTGAATTTACTCGTGACTTATGTGTAGAAGGAATCTTAAACAACGTTCAATTTGTTCCATCTTATACTAATGTTGCACCATTCCAGAAAGTTTACGGAAATCTTACAACAACATCTGCACAAGCAACTGTTAGAGAAAGGTTTGACGAATTACTACTAGTTTTAACTAGACCAGCAAAAGTTGAACCAAATTTAGTAGGTGTAAGTACAAAGATTTCTACTTATAATGCATTACAAGATGCCAAAGAGGTAATTCAAACAGCAACAACAAGATTTATTAAAGGTACATTCTCAGGATTTATCTATAATGTTGCAACTTGTGAGCGTGACATTGGTTTAATTATTGACGCAGTTTGTTATGACTTAATTACAGGATCATATTTTGCATCAACAGTTGCAGGAAGATCGTATGCAAGAGGCACAGCAAGTGTTGTAAATGCAGATCAAAAAGACGAAACTATAGCAGCATTTGGATATGCTAAAAATCTATCATTAGACTATACTAATACAATAGAACAAGCAGAAGTTGCACTTCTTTGGGATATTGTAATTGATCTAATTAGCACCGGTGTAACTGATAAAGGTAACATTTGGTTAGGATTTGAATATAATTCTGTTAAGTGTGAAAGAGATACTGAATATCTAGTTGACGCTGTACGTTTAGATGCTATATTCAACAGTAATTATAGATCTATTGCAAGTGCAAAACGTTACTTACAAGGTGATGCTAGTGTTGTTCAAGAAAGTCAAAAGCCGCAAACTATTGCAGCGTTTGGTCAAGCTAAAACACTAACAGCAGCAGAGCTAAGTGATGCAACATTGATTAGTAGATCAGATGCATTGTGGGACGAGATTATTGATGTTATTCAGAATGGAGACTCGGCAGCAGATGCATATTCTTATCCAACACCAACTGGCGGCTCAGGAAATGCAAGCGATGCAGGCTACTTAAATGCAGCAGCACAATTAGTTGCTAACAGAACATTTATACAAAAAGAAATTACAGCATGGATTACAGGGCAAGTAGGAGCCCAACAACCTCCATTTGCAGCAGACTTCTCATATGATGTTGATAAGTGCGAAAGAGACGTAGGTCTAATTGTAGATGCTCTTGTTTACGATATCACATATGGTGGTAACTTACAAACTTATGACGCTGCTGCATCATATTTTGTAGGAGCAGTAAGTCAGTTAGGTTCAGGCGAAAAAGAAGAAACTGTTGCAGCATACGGGCGTTTAAAAACTGTTGTTGAGGAAGTTATTATTGAAACAGCAGTTGTTGTATCACCAGGTAACTTAGAAACACAAGATGTAGCAGGTACTGCAGGTAGTGCAGCAGCAGGTACACAGGCAGCAACACTAGTACAGCAAATTGTAGACACTATTGACAATGACGGCACACTACCCGTAAGATCAGAACCTGATATTAGTTGGACAAGTGCAACATTCCAGTCAGAATATGCAGCACTAGGAACAACAGGACAACAAACTGTTTCTTCTGGTGTTACTACATGGATTGATAATAATATTGCTAACGCATTCCCAAGCAATAATTATACACCAATTGATGCAGCAACATCTGTAACTGCATTCCAAACTAACAAAGACACATATATTGCAGCAGTTACTAGTTATATTTCTACTAACTATCCAACATTAACATATGACGTTGCAACATGTGAACGTGATACAGGATTCTTAATTGATGCTATATGTCATGATGTTATGTATAATGGTAATGTGCAATCTTACATTGCTGCTGATGCATATTATAGTTTTGGTGTACTACAATTAGGTAGTGTAGCTGAAAAAGAAGCAACGGTTGAATCATACAGATACTTACGTAACTTAATGATTGCTGATTCTACAGGTGCAGACACTGAAACAAAAATAACAAGTTTGTTTGAAGATGTATTTGTAATTATTAACGAAGGTGATATTCCAGATATTGTTGAAGCACGTTTTGATATTATTCCGATTACTGTTAGTATTTCTGCAGGTGACTTCTACATTAATAACCCAATTATTGTTCCAGACTTTGTAACAATCGTTGGTGACTCGATTCGTTCAGTTGTTATTAGACCACTTAACTCAGGCAAGGATATGTTCCGTACAAGAAACGGTACATATATCTTTGGTGTAACATTTAAAGATGCACTAGACGAAAACAACATCCCAACATATACATTTGATTGGGCAGTTGCGTTCGACGACCCAGCAGATACTTCAGTAGATAGAACAGAATACTTTGGTATTGGTAATACAAAACCAGTTATTACTACATCACCATATATTCAGAACTGTTCAATTATTTCGTTCTTAGGTGCAAATGGTGCATTAGTTGACGGTAGTAAAATTCAATCACCAAACATTCCAGGCATACTAGAAGAAGTTGAAACACCAGTTAGCTTTGGAGATGGTATACCAGAACAAGGTAAGTCAATGGTTTCAAACGCCTTTACTACACTATCATTTGGTGGTACAGGTTGGCTAGTTATTAACGATGCTTATGCACAGATCGTTTCATGTTTCCAAATCTTTATGCTTAACGGTAGTTACTGTCAGTCAGGTGGTTATTTGTCAATTACCAACTCTGCATCAAACTTTGGTTTGTATGCACTTAGAGCAAGTGGTTTTTCACAGAACGCATTCTTGTTTGATAGAGGATTTATTGTAGCAAGCGGCTTTGATGGAGGTAATACATTTACATCAATCGGTACTGGACGTTCACCAGTTGAACAGTTTGTTATTCGTGTACGTGACATTGATGATAATACAGATATTACAGCAGATTACAAACAAGCAACTTCAGAAGTTACATTTGATGCTGCGACATCTATCGATATAGATACAAACATTATTACTATTGTAGATCATGGATTTACTAACAATCAATCAGTTTACTATAACTCTAACGGTAATGAGAATATTTTAGGATTGTTTGATCAAGGTCAATACTATGTAAATGTTATTGATACAGATACATTCTACATATATCAAGATAACTCATTATCATTTATTGTAGATTTACAGGCTGCTGGTATAGGCACACACTCGTTTACACTAAACGCAGAAGAGTTTATTGTAGAAGAAATTAAATCAGAACACAATAATTATCAAATACTTGTACTTACTGATGGACAAGGTCTAAATGCAAATAGCTTTACAACAGGTGATGCACTACTTGGTGATACATCAGGATTTGAAAACACAGCATTTGTATATGACTGGGATCATTTAACAAGAACACTTATTGTATCTAACGAAGGTACTAACGTAGGTGCTGAAGATCCAATTACAGTACGTTTTGAAACTACTTCAACAATTACACAAATTGCTGGCGCATTACAGGCACCTGCGATTACAATTGACACTATTGAAAATACAACAAAGTATTGGACAGCAACATTTACAGTTGATTCAACTGTACCTGATAATGTTATCCAAAATCCAAGTCAAGCAGTTGGTAACAAAATTAGTTTCCATAGACCAAGTATTGTTAACAGTTCATCACATACTTGGGAATACTCGGGTTCAGGTATCGACTATAACGCACTACCACAAAACGGTGGCGATAGTAGAGGTACAGACTTTGAACAATATTCAGAATTACCAGGACGAGTTTACGCTTCAGGTACTAACGAACTTGGTGACTTTAAAGTTGGTTCGTTTATTGTTGCTGAAAACAAATCAGGTGAGATTACATTTAACGCAACAGTTACAGTTAGTGAACTTGCTGTTCTACGTTTGAGCTTAACAGATGTTGAAATTGAAGAGTTCTCAACAGACGTTGGATTAGGTGATAACGAAATTGGCGGTGCAAAAAATGAACGTATATCTACTCAGCTTGCTGTACGTAGCTTTATTGCTAACAGACTTGGTAACGTACTAGATAAAAACGTTAGTTCTAACGCAGTTCCAGGTGCTGTTGTACAGTTAAACTCAGCGGGTCAAATTAATGCAGACTTGTTACCACCAGCACGTGGTATTACAACATATAACGTTAATGAGTGGGAAGGAAGACTAAGACTTTCAGATCGTGTTCCTCCAATTGAAGTTATTGCAGGTGATAACGCAAGTGAAACTTATGATCAAGTAATTATTTCTCTTAATAATAATATTACTGCTAACAAGGGTGACGAAATTACTCAGGTTGGTAATTCAGGTGCATTTGGTTACTTACAAGAAACAGTTATTGCTAATACCGTTATTACACTAGCAGATACAACTGGCACATTTAACACTACAGGTGAAATTGAAGTTAATGGTTCTGCACAAACAGGCATTATTCCAAGTACAGTAAACGCTACACAAGAAATTGTTGACAACTACTTTATGAAGAGTGATACAATTAGTCAGTATCTAATTCTTGAAGGCGGCGTAACATATGACTTCACAGGGATCACTGAAGTAATTGGTGCTAACGCAGGTGCGCAGGGTGATATCACAGCAGGACCAACATATGGTAATATTGCTTCACTTAACTATGCAACATTTAATGCTGGTAGTGGTTATACACCGGGCACTGGAACACAAACATATAAAGATGTTCCTCTAACAGGCGGCACTGGTACTGGCGCAGTTGCAGACATTACAGTTACTACAGGCGTAGTTGACAGTGTACAACTTACAGCAAGCGGTGTTAACTATACAGCAGGCGATACGCTAAGTGCAGCACCATCAAATATTGGCGGTACTGGCATAAACTTTAGCATTAATGTTGCTACTGTACAAACTAGATTGTTTATTGATTTAACAGGAGGCTTCCTCAAGTTTAGTGCTAACGAAGGATCACCAGACTACATACAAGATGCTAATGCAACAGTTAAAACCATTGCAGATCTAACAGCAACAACTAATGTTATCTTTAATGGTTCTGATATTGGCGCAGGCGGTGATGTTGATTACTTAAACAGTGAATTTGAAATTACAGGCCATGGACTTGTAAGCGGTGAAGCTGTTAAGTATAGCAGAAATGGTAACCCAGTAGTAGGTAACTTAGTAGACGGAACTACTTACTTTGTTAAAGTTCTTGATGTAGATACATTTGAACTTTATGCAAACTATTCGTTTACAGCAGGTTCACAAATATTACTAGGCGGTTCAACATCAGGTAACCATGTGTTTATACACGATACTGTTGCTATTGATAGTAATGTGTTTAATGTTCCAGCACACACATTCCAAACTGGCGATATTATTAGACTAAGTGCTACTGATGCTCCAGAAGGATTGTTAGATGAAACAACTTACTTTGTTGGTAGTGTAACAACTAATACATTTACATTACACGAAGGCGGCGGCGATGCACTAGCAAGTACAAATGGTGTTACAATTAACCCGATTGATATTACAGATACAGGAACAGGAGCAGCAACATTTACACTACAAAACGTTGCTATTGTTGGAACAGTAAACACAAGTTCAACTGATCTCTTAAACTGGGGTATACTTGCTTCAAGTAGCTTTGATGCAAGTGCTATTGTTTCGGGTGTTATTGATCCATCAAGACTTGCACCAGAAGGTACTGCAACTGATCAATCATTCTTAAGATTGTTAAACGGTAACAGTGCTTGGGTACTTGCAGTACAGAATGTTAGACCAGTAGTAGATAGTCCAATATCAGTAACTGGTGACTTCTTCACTGATCCAGATGATGGCTTTAACAAGTACTATGCAGAACTAGCACTAGACGTTGCAAGAGCAGACGACGGCAGCGGTGATACTAACTATACTAACCTAGGTGTTATTGGAACTAACAAATTACAGTTTACAACAACTGATGGACAAGTTAGTATTAAGAGTGGTGTTATTGATGCTGGTTTCTTAGGCGGTCAAGCAGGTAACTATTACACTAACCCGGCTAACTTGTCAAGTAGTGTACCAACTAACAAAGGTGGTACAGGACTAGCAAGTTACACAGCAGGTGATTTGATCTACTCAGGTGCTACAGATAGTTTAACCAACTTAGCAATTGGACCTAACAACTCAGTACTGTTTAGTGACGGTGCAGTACCACAGTGGACAACATCACCAACATTTGGCGGTGCGCTAACAATTGGTGGTATTACTGCTATTAACAGTACATCAGCAGCAACAAGTTCAACAACTGGTGCGCTACGTGTTGCAGGCGGTCTTGGTCTAGGTGGAGATATGTATCAAACTGGTACACTTAACACTGAAACACTAAACGTTATCAATACAGATCCAAGTAATAACATTGCAATGAAAGTTAGATCTAGCTTGCAATTCCAGGCTGTTGATGGCATTCAGCAGATTACTGCAAGAATGGATCAGGTAGTAGGTGGTTTAAGATTTGACGGTGCAGCAGGTCAGTTGTTAACAATTACAGATACACTAGTTGGTACTGTGTTCTCTGTAAACAATGATACTAAAACACTACTTGAAGGTAATGATACTAATGAACTTATTGCAGTTCCTTCAAGTAACAGTTACTTACTAGTTGGTCAAACATCAAACGACGGTGTTAGCAGATTACAAGTTACAGGTGCTTCGGTATTTACTGGTAATGTTACAATAGCTGGCACACTAAATGCTACAGCTAAAAACTTCGTTATTAATCATCCAACTAAACCAGGATACAAACTATCTTATGGTTCACTTGAATCACCATATCATGGTGTTAGACTAACAGGTGAAGCAACAGTAGTTAACGGTGCTGCTATCGTTGAGCTTCCAGAATACATTGGCGCATTGTGTCGTGAAGAGGGTGCTACAGTGCATCTAACTAATGTAAAACATGGTCAAGTTCTTTGGGTTGAAGAAGTTGAAGTTGCTAACAATAGATTTGAAGTTAGAACAGACAATGTAGACGGCGAATTTAAGTTCTTCTGGGACTTTACCGCAGTCAGAAAGGATGTTCCACCATTAATGACAGAGTATAAGTACTAATGATTAAACAATATTATTTGTTGAGAGGAGATATTTAAATGGGCGTACATTACGGACCAAGACCTACAGGCAATTTGCCACCGATAACAACGCCACCAACGGCAGACCCAGCTTCGGGTAATGTAAAACCAACTAATCCGTCTAGCTGGACTAGACAATCCGATTGGTTACCTATGCCAAACGTGGTTGAAACAGACCAAGTTTTTTACGGACTAGTTGCAATTTATAATACCCCTCATAACTTTTTAACATTTAGAGCTACGGGTGCATACACTATTGACTGGGGTGACGGAAGTCCTGTAGAAAATATTGCAAGTAACTCAACAGCATATCATGATTATGATTGGAATAATGTTTCATCAACTACACTAACAAGTAGAGGATATAGACAGGTTATGGTAACTGTAACACCGCAAAGTGGACAGTCGCTAACTGCTATTAACCTAAATAACAAACACAATGCAGCAGGCTTAACAAACTACGTTTCAACTGGTTGGTTAGATATCAAGTTTGCTATGAATAACGTTGGTACATTTTATCAATATCAGTGGAACTGGAGACATAGTGTACTTGAAAGAATTCACTGGGTTGCTAGTGCTTCATCTCAAACAAGCGGAAACCAATTGTTTAGACACTGCTGGGGACTGCGTTCAGTACCTAACTTACCGTTTGCTACACTAACAGATTGTTACTTTATGTTTGGTCATTGTGATAATATGGGCGACGATGGTTATCCAACACTGCCTTCAACATCTACAGTTAACAACTTCCATTACATGTTCTATTATAATAGACAATTACAAAATGCTCCTATACTAGATACATCAAACGCAACAAACATGAGTTATATGTATCGACTTTGTTGTCGATTAAAATATATACCTCCTTTAGAATTTCAAAACAATGTGTATTCGCAGTATCAGTTCCAAAACTGTTTTAATTTAGAATTGTTTAGTGATACATCTTGGAACTTTAGTAATGTTCAACGTTGTGAATACATGTTCTCAGGATGTTATGCTCTTAGATTTTTACCAGCAATGGATACTAGTGCAGTAACACGTATGGACGGTATGTTCCTTTCATTAAGATCATTAACAGAAATGCCACAAATTGATACAAGTTCGTGTACCAATGCATATCGTCTAATGGAGTCGTGTACTAAAGTTAAGTATACAAGATTTGTTGGTTCAAATAACTTGATTACACGTATGGACAGAATGTTCTTAACATGTTATAGACTAGAATACTTGCCATCACTAGATACTAGCGGTGTAACACGTATGGATAACATGTTTAATGGTTGTATTAATATTAAACGTCTAACACAAGATACATTTGATCTAAGTTCATGTACACAGATTAACGGTATGTTTGCTGGTATGAACCAACTACGTGTTGCACCCTCACTGATTAATTCAAGTAATGTTGTTGACTTAGATAACTTGTTTACAAGTTGTTTCTATTTGAGTGAGATTGGTTATATTGACACACAAAGTGTTACTGACTTCTATCGTATGTTTATTAACTGTTATTCACTAACAGGGCTTGATTGGGAACTAGACTGTAGAAGTGCTACACGACTACGTGGTATTTTCCATAGTTGTATTTCGCTCATTAAAGCACCAGCACTGCGTAACATTAACCAAGTTAATCAGGCTACAGAATTCCGTGATTTATTTTATAACTGTAACTCGCTACAAGAGTTTACTAACATTACACTAGACACACAATACGCTACTAGCTTCTACTACATGTTCTATAACTGCTTGAGTTTAACAGAAATACCATTCCACTTAGATACAAGTTTAGCAACAGACATGCGTGGTATGTTTAGATACTGTCGAGTATTAGAGAAGTTTAATCAAATTAATGACGAGTTTGTTACTACAGAATTGCGTAACTATGATGCTATTTTCTGGGATTGTCACAACTTACCTAGTGTGCCAAATTTTGAAATTTTTGCACACACTGACAGCCAAAACACAAACCTTGATTACATATTCTGGGGTTGCTATAACCTAGCAGAGATTCCAACAAACTTCTTTAACAAAACATATTTAGACGCTGATGGTAATCCAAGAAGCTTTGACGGATACAGACTGGCTGGCAACTGTTTTGCTCTAAACACAATACCACCTATGAGCTTTGGACAGATGTTTAGATTTTATCAGTTCTTGATTAGTTGCCGTAATATTGAATATCTACCAACAATGGATACTTCACAGGGCGGCGATATGAGATACGCCTTTGCATATATGTATGCTCTTAGAGAATTGCCAGCAGGTGTTGATCTATCGAGCTGCACAAATGCTTATGCATTTGCAATTAACCCAAGAGCCATGCATTATATTCCAGACCTAAATGGTCCTGGCAGTTTGTGTTCAGACTTCCGTTATATGTTCTATGGTAGTGAAACTCTTGCAGTTGTAGATGCTACATTTGATACTAGTAACGCAACAAACGTTGCACGTATGTGGGGTTATTGTAGAGCACTTACAAAACTACCTGGAACATATAATTTACAAAATATTACTACTGAATCAACAAGTGCAACAGCAGGAATTAATCAGTTTATTATAGATTGTAGTTCTCTGCAAGAAATTAATGTTACTAATGTACGTAGACAGATGTATTTTCAAAACTGTAGTTTTGATAGAGCTCAGATTGTAAACATGTTTAATAACTTATGGGACAACACTGTTGCAGAAACTAAGCCAGACGGAAGGGTCGAAGCTACGGCGTATACGTTGTTTATAGGCGGCAACTTAGGACTACAAACACTAACACAAACTGATAGAGATATAGCTCTAAATAAAAATTGGATTCTAAACGGATAAGGTAAAATAATGGCAGAAATAAAAACATTTTCAACAAATTTAAACGAAGAGTCGGGATTTTATTCAAAAGTTGGAGGAGACGAAGATCTAGCGTTTGCGCCAAACTTTGTACAGTGGCCAGGCGGCGAAATGATTCAACGTGCAGACAAAGATACATATGATTATCCTGTAAATGGATATTATTGGTTTAATTCAAGAGCAGAAGCAATTAGATTTTTTAGCCTACGTTCAGATCCACACACTGATGATACTTTAGCAGATGCTGATGATGTACAATTTGGAACATCTGCAAACACGGGAATTTTAGGACCAATTCCACCAGATAATGATCCAAACGACGACGATCAAGGCATATTAGAAAAACCAGATCCTTACATTTCAGATGGGGCGTTACCTAGTAACGAAGGTATAGCATACGAGCCAGATTGGCCGCCAGCATATGCAGAAGATGCACACTTAGCTGATCCATATGTATATGATCCAACATTGGAACAAGATGTACCACATCAATAAAAAAAAGGACCTTAATGGTCCTTTTTTATATTAAATCCATTACTTCAAATACTGTTTGTAACTTATTGACTATAATCTTAGTTGAAAGGCTTCTTCGTAAACCTTGATGCAAAGGTTTTGGAGTTTCTCTAATTTCACTCCATGCCCATCCTTTGTGTTCGTGACTTAAAATAGGTATAAATTCATCTTCAACTACACACAAAAAAGTATGGAAGTTAAATTTTTCATCACTTGATATAAATGTTTCTAAAGGAATTGTTTTTATAATATTAGGAAGAAACCCAATTTCTTCTTCAATTTCTCGTTGAAGTCCTTGCCATGCACTTTCTTCTCTAAAGTTAGTGCCACCAACTAGGCCCCAAGTACCCCTGTTTTTTCCTTCTGCTTTTTGTAATAAAAATATTCTTTTGGTTTGCTTTGAATAAAAAAGCGCACCACTACAAACTATCTCTGTCATACTAATAGTTAGCCGTCGAGCTGAAGACCCCAGGTCCCTCCTGAGTATTCGCCTTCATAGGAACGTATCCAAAATTCACCATTCCATTTATATTGATGATTTTTATTGAGGTTAGTAACATATGTAATTGTTTCTGTTTCACTAGCATCAAAGACTATATTCCAAGTTGTGCCGTCCCATTCAACTATATCATTTTCACTTGCAATAAAGTCTGTACCGTTATCATTTTTCCAAGCATCAGCGCCGTCTGTGTTTGATTCATCTCCAATGTTACCAAGTAACATTAATCGTATGCCAGGTGCTTTATCTTGTGTAGGATCAAATCTTAAAGGATCAATAATGTAATCAACTGATGTGCGTACACCTGCAGGACCAGTAATAGCAGTATCGTCTCTTAATTCGTCATATGTTATAACTATTGTAGTTTTGTCTAGAGGATTAATAGTAAATGTTCCTGCGATATAATTATCACTATCGTCTGTTTTTAAATATAATCTACTAACACCTGCTCTATATGATCCTGGTATTGCTTCTACTAATTCTTCCCAAGACACTTCTCCTACTACATTTTTGCTTATAAGTTGTGCTTCGTTACCAAGTACCATCAATCCGTAATTTTGATATGTACTTGCAGCAACAATACTTTCCCATCTAAACCTAGTATCAATATCCATAGTACCATCGCCACTATTAGGAAACTCTCCAGAGTCAACAACATTTCCTTCATTGCCTAAGCTGGCTGCAAATTGCGGCTCTGCACCGTCTTGAACACCTACTGATAAATTAAGGCCGAGCTCAATAGAACCCGAATCTTCGTTAAACATATTTGAAATAATATTTGTAACAACACCAAGTCTTTTAACTTTTGTCGGCGGAGATATGTATATTGGAGTACTGAATTGAATTTGTCCTACATCAATATCACTATCAACACCTACAGGAATACTTTTACTACTAAATGTAATACCTTCTAAATTAACTACACTTAAACTAGTCCAATCAATATAATTATCTGTAGTTTGTATTTCAAAACTTGGATTAAATAAAACTAATATTTGTTCCATTATTTGTAATTTTTGCTCTGTATTACTTGCCCAAATATCTACATTTAAACGTAATATATAAGGACTAGGCATAGCACGTTCAACAGTATAATTTTTACCTTGAGTATTTAGATATTCGTTATTTTGATCGTCATATGCACGTTCTCTAACATGAACTTTACTAATTAGACTAGCATCAGCAGTCCTAGTTCTATCCATTTCTAATCCAGTAACATATACTGACATTCTAGGAGCACTTGGTAATTTATTTTCTGAGTTATCTCTAATAATATTTGCAACTTGGCGTGTTAAGTCTCCGTACATAACAGGTACTTGTGTTAAGTTTCCGTGTGCATCTGAAACACTAAAGTTACTCATAAGTCTTATCATTTGAGTAATATAACGTCTAATTTGTCCGTCGTAAAAGAAATCCATTATGTATCATCCGCCTTTGGTCGTAATGCTTTAGAAAGTGCTTGCTTTTCTGTAACTTGCTCGCCACCAATTTCACTAACTGCATTATTATTAATAAATGATGTGAGTTGAGTTTTACGTTCACTGGTGTTAGTCATTGTCATTCTAACATCATCGTACATACGCAACCATCGTTGCCCGTCAAATTTAAATAGTCTATTTGGCAAATAATCAGTACGTAAAAAATAATCTCCAGCATCATTTTCTGCAGGAAATTTAATGCCGCTACCAAATGCAGCACCATTGGGCGGTTCTCCGTTACTTACTAAGTAACCTGCATATCCCATTTTTTCCGGCGCACTTGCTGTAGGATCTTCAACAGTATTAACAGTTGCATTGCCGCGATCATCAACATCAACTGTATAATAATGACTTACATCGTAACCACTTTTTGGTGCGTCAGCTTCTGCTTCGGAAAGTACAGCATTATTAATTTGCATTTCTTTTTCATATGTCGAAAGCAAATCTCTTAAAGTGTTGTCTTGATATTCTCGCCAAAAATTTGTATCTGTAGGTAAATTTCCTGTTGTTTCTTGTATTACTTCGTACAGTACTCCTTGATATTTTACAGTTTCTCCTACAACATATGTAACATTTTCGTCATAGTCGCCCATAAACAAATCGTCATTTTCGGGACGTTCTAGTATATCACGATACTCTTGGCTGTCTACTATTGATTTTAATTTTAGTCTATACAAATGAGGGTACCAAGTTGGAGAAAATCCTTCTGCTGCACGATTAACATCTTCTACTACATAGTATCTTTTAAGACTTGTAGCAAAATCATTTTCTGCATATTCATCTTTTAAATGTGGAAGTTCTAGTACATCTCCACTCATAATTTTACGTCCAACTGCTTCGACACTACTGTTTATATGTACAGTCATAAACAATGTATCATTACTTAAAAATAATCCAAATTGACTTAGATCAAAATCTATGTCTTGAACATTGTAAATACCTCTAATAGTGTATATGTCAGGATCGTATTTTCTGTCTCTATTTTCTAAAAATAGTAAGTCTTGTATTTGTGTATGATCTTTTGCTGTTTCGCCATCGTCAGTACCTATATACTTGTGTATATTAATATCAGTACCACCAACAGTAAACATTTCATAGATACGCTGATCCATAAATTTGTAATCATTACCTTTTTGTGGTTTGTATAAACTTAGTCTTGGCATATACATATTTATCGAAACGATAAATACTAGTACGGAGAACTTCATATGGCAGAATTAATCAAACAAAAACAAGAAGTATATGACTATGTTTACAGCCTCTTAGGCGGCGGAATGGTCGATGTTGAGCTTGATCCAGAGCACTACGAAACAGCGTTAGGTAAAGCTCTATCAAAATATAGACAAAGAAGCGACCACAGTGTAGAAGAGTCGTATATCTTTTTACCTTTGTTAGAAGATACAAACGATTATATTTTACCAAGCGAAGTTATTGAAGTTAGAAAAATTTTTCGTAGATCAATTGGCTCGAGAACAGGCAACGGCGGTGGTGGAACAGTATTTGAACCGTTTAACCTTGCATATACAAATACTTATTTGTTAAGTGGTAGTACACAAATGGGCGGACTTGCAACATACGACATGTTTGCACAGTACCAAGAACTAGTAGGCAGAATGTTTGGTTCGTTTATTGAATTTAAATGGAATACTACAACAAAAAAACTTACACTATTTCAACGCCCAAGAGCAAACGAAGAAGTTTTATTAATGTGCTATAATTATAGACCTGACAGTCAACTATTAGAAGATTATCTTGCTAAACAGTGGATTAAAGATTATACACTTGCAAGTTGTAAGTATATGCTTGGCGAAGCACGTAGTAAGTTTGCAACTATTGCTGGACCTCAAGGCGGCACTAGTCTTAACGGTGATACACTAAAAGCAGAAGCTGTCCAAGAGATGGAAAAACTAGAAGCAGATGTAAGTAATGCAGTTGCAGGCGGCACTGGCTATGGATTCTTAATAGGTTGACATAACTTCAATTATATTGTATAATTAAAAAATATTATGGCATATTCAAAAAAAGTAATCGACAGATTCGAACAAGTTACTAATAATCCAGGTGCACATGGCGTAGGTCGCTTTGATCCAAACGATCCTAATGTTGCAGTTGGTATGACTGGCGCTCCGGCATGTGGAGATGTGATGAAATTGGATCTTAAACTAGATCCTGAAACAGATACAATTTTAGATGTAAAATTTAAAACTTACGGCTGCGGCAGTGCTATTGCATCTAGCAGTATGTTTGTAGAAATGCTAAAAGGCAAAACTATTAGCGAAGCAAAAGAAATTAAAGATAAAGAAATTGCTGAAGCACTAGAATTACCTCCTATCAAAATACACTGTTCAGTGTTAGCAGAAGATTCTATCAAACGTGCTATCCAAGATTGGGAAGAAAAGAAAGCAGGCAGAAATGAATCTTGGATTCAAACAATAACTAAAAAAAATAGTTGACAAACACTTAATTTTCTTATATAATGTAAATTATATTGTACGGAGAATCATTTAATGCTACCTAAATTGCTTGTTGTCGGACACGGCAGACATGGAAAAGATACTGTCTGCGAAATGTTAGAAAAGTACGGTTACACATTTCAATCTAGTTCAAAATTTTGTTCAGAGCTTTTTATATTTGAAGAACTAAAACACGAGTACGGTTACGCTGACGAAGAAGAGTGTTATAATGACAGACACAATCATCGTACTGAATGGTACAATATGATTCACGACTATTGTAAAAATGACTTAGCACGTTTGGGTAGAAATTTATTTTCTCAAAATAATATTTATTGTGGACTTCGTAATAAACGAGAATTTTTTGCTATGCAAAATGAAGAAATTTTTGATTATGCTATTTGGGTAGATCGTACAGATCATTTACCTACAGAAGATCCAAGCTCTATGAGTATCGAACAATGGATGTGCGATTATACTATAGATAACAATGGTGATTTAGAAAGATTACAACTTAATGTTGATACGCTTATTCGTACTATTTTTAGAAATCGGGGATTAGGTCACCTTGTTTCCAACGGACCCCGTCCTTTTGAATTAGTCTCTGGCAGTTAGCACAAATAGTTTTTAAATTAGTAGGTCTGCAATTTGTTAGATCTCCATCTATATGATATACATCAAACTGCTCACTGTGTTTACTTTCAAAACCACATTTTTCACACTGACTCTTTTTCTCATATCCGTGACGAGCCCATCGAGGAATGCCTTTACCGGTGCCATTATACCTAGCACAACTTTCGCACTTTGATCTATAAAATACTTTATTACCTTTGTAATAGTTTATAGCAGCTGGTTTTTTCTTACAATTTTTACATAAAGGTCGCATACATTTATTTAGCTGCCCTTTTCGGCCCCTTTTATTGGTGATTTAATAGGGTGATTTTTATATTATCTGCTAAATAATAGTAATATACAGCTCATTCGATAGGAGATCAAAAATGGCATTAACATCACCAGGCGTAGAGGTCAAGGTAATTGACGAGAGTTTTTACACTCCGGCAGAACCAGGAACTGTACCAATGATATTCGTTGCTACCGCAGAAAATAAAGCAAACGGTAGCGGAACAGCAACAGCAGAAGCAACAACAAAAGCTAATGCTGAAAAACCAGTATTACTAACATCGCAAAGAGATCTTGCAGAAAAATTCGGCGATCCAATTTTTTATACTGATGCAAACAATAACCCAATACACGGCGGAGAACTAAACGAGTACGGCTTACAAGCAGCATATTCACTTTTAGGCGTAAGCAATGCAGTATATGTTACAAGAGCAGATGTTGACTTAGGTCAACTACAGCCTACAGCAGATGCACCAAGTGCAAATCCAGCAGGCGGAACTAACTGGCTTGATACACAAAATACAGCATGGGGCATATTTGAATGGAATGGTGCATCAGCAGCACAAACAGACGGGCAAACATTCCAAGTTAAGACACCTATTGTTATTACTGATACTACAAAAATTGCACCAAACGGATCTCCAAAAACATCAGTTGGACAAAAAGGCGAATATGCTATTAAAGCAACAACAAACGTAATTAAAGTTTTCTATAAGAATTATTTAGGCGAATGGGTAGAAGTAGGAAGCAATGATTGGGTTGATAGTCATCCAACAATAGTTGCTGATTCATCAGCAAACGAAGCAAGTTTTGTAGGCGGTTCGGCTACATTTACGTTATCAGTTGGAGCAGCTGATTACAGCATTGCAGAAGATGCAACATTAGACGCAACTATTTCAGCAGCAAACATTCAACTAGCTAATGCAAACACAGGCGTAAGATTAGAAAAAATTGACGGCAAAGTTCACATTTTCAATGATGGTTCAGCAGACTCAACTATTTCATTAGCAGCTGGCGCAGGCGTAGGTGGTGACTTACTTCCTTTACTAGGACTTTCAGTACAGACAAAACTTTGTCCTGCACTACAAGTTAGCCCACATACAAGCGTTCCAGAATTTAAAATGAACGACACAAGCCCACGTCCAACAGGATCTGTTTGGGTTAAGACTACAGAACCAAATCAAGGTGCTCGTTGGAGATATAAGCGTTGGAATTCAGAAACAGAACTTTTTGGTGCTATTGAATTACCAATTTATGCATCGGCAGCAGGCGCATTATTTGATTTAGATCGCTCAAGTGGCGGCCTTGGTCTTGCAGCAGGTGATTCTTATGTACTATCAAATGCACAAGGCACATCACCAGCAAGAGCAGCATTTACTGTATACGAAAGAGTAGGCACAGGAACTACAAGAATCGAAGGCGGCGTAATTGGAGCAACATTTACTCCTGGTAATGAATCATTTACTATTGCAGAATCTGCACCAGGCGTACAAGGTGTTGGTGATCCTGTAACAGTTTCATTTGCAGCAGCAGGAAACTCAGATGATGCTGACGTTATGGCAGGTGCTATCAACTCAGCAGGACTAAACTATGTTGTTGCAAGTGTAGTTGGTGATAGAGTTGTTATTGAACATACCGCTGGCGGCGAAATGGAATTTGTTGATACTTCAGCAGCACTATCAGGCGCAGGCTTTACAGCATACGATTATGCAGACGGTTCAGGAACAGCAAACCTTTATGTTAAAGTAGGAACTTCGGGTTCAGATGACCCGCTTACATTAACAGCAAGTAACTGGAAAAAAGCAACACTAACAGCAAGCGATGATGCACCATCAAGTCTAGCAGCAGACGGCCAACTATGGTATAACTCAGTTGTTGACGAAGTTGACATTATGGTACATGACGGTGATAGCTGGAGAGGTTATCGTCTAGCATATCCTGAGTCAGATCCAATGGGTCCAATGGTTAGTGCAACACAACCAGAAAAGCAAAGCGACGGTTCGCCATTAGTCGAAGGCGACCTTTGGGTAAGTACTGCTGATATTGAAAACTATCCGCTAATTTATCGCTGGAATGGTGTTACTCTAAAGTGGGTATTACTAGATAGTTCAGATCAAACTACAGAAAACGGTGTACTATTTGCAGATGCACGTTACAACACAGCAGGCGCAAACAGTGGAACGGCAGGTGATATTGTAGACTTGCTAAGTTCAGATTATGTAGACGGCGATGCTCCACAAGCAGCACTATATCCAAGAGGTATGTTGTTATGGAACCTACGTAGAAGTGGATTTAATGTTAAGCGTTTTGTACGTAATTATGTTGACATTAACGCAGATAATGCAGTTAGCGGTGAAAGCCAAGCAAATTACTATCCACACCGTTGGGTAACAGCATCAGCTAACCAAGCAGATGGATCAGGTAGTTTTGGCCGTAAAGCACAGCGTCAAATTGTTATTACTGGACTACAAGCAATGGTTAGCGGAGTTGACGAATTAAGAGATGACGAAACTAGACTATTCAATGTAATGGCAACACCAGGTTATCCAGAACTAATTGGAGAAATGGTAAGTCTAAACTATGACAGAGGTTTAAGTGCATTTATTGTAGGCGACAGTCCAATGAGATTGAAGCCAGATGCAACTTCACTTAATGAGTGGGGTACTAACGTTCGTTTAGCAGTTGAAGATAACGATGACGGCTTAGTTAGCAGAGATGAGTACATGGGTGTTTATTATCCAGCAGGATTTACAAGTGACAATGTAGGTAACAACATTGTTGTTCCACCAAGTCATATGGCACTTCGCACTATTGCACTAAGTGATCAAGTTTCTTATCCATGGTTTGCACCAGCAGGTACAAGACG